GTGGCAATCACAAGAGCCGAAACAAGAAACAAAGTCAGCAAAACGCGACCCGTGGTCAGGGCGCCAAGCACAAGCGTGTACGTGTCTTCCCGGACGAAGATCGCGAAGCTGCTGAAGAAAGTCGAGGAAAGACTGGAAGAAGACACTTCGAGAGCGAGTCTGGGAGATTTCATCCGGTTGGTGCAGTTAGAGAGGGAGCTTGCGGACGAGGAAACACCGAGGGAGATCAGAGTGAGATGGGTGGAATCCCCGATGGCGTCCGAATCCGCGACATAGAGTACCGTCCATTGCCGTCGCAGAAGCGATTCCACGAATCGGCAGCACGATTCAAGGGGTTTTCAGGGCCGATCGGGTCGGGAAAAAGCCAGGCGCTGTGTCATGAAGCAATACGGCTTACTTATCTGAACCCAGGGAGACTGGGCTTAATCGGCGCGCCGACTTACCCGATGTTACGGGATGCCACGCTGGCGAGTTACGGAGATATTCTTCACGTCAACCGGATTCCGTACGAGTACAACAAGGCCGAGAACCTGCTGACCATGAAAGATACGGGCTCACGAATCCTTTTTCGCTCGCTGGACGAATTCGAGCGATTGAGAGGAACAAATCTGGCATGGTTCGGCGTGGACGAGCTGACTTACACGGCAGAGGAAGCCTGGCTCAGGCTGGAGGGTCGCCTGCGCGACCCTCTGGCCAGCCGGCTTTGCGGTTTCGGCGTATGGACGCCCAAGGGTTACGACTGGGTCTATCGGCGTTTTGTGAAAGACCCGGTTGACGGATATGAGGCGGTAATCGCAGCGCCCTTTGAAAACTGGCATTTGTTGCAGAAAGTACCGGACTTTTACGAACGGCTGAAAAGAAGCTATGATGCGCGTTTCTTCGAGCAGGAAGCACTGGGGGCGTATCTCAGCCTGAATTCCGGGTTGGTTTATCACGCATTCGACCGGGAAGTCAACGTACGGAAGACGACATTCGATCCCATGCTCCCGTTGCTTTGGGCGCTGGATTTCAACGTCGATCCGATGAGTTCGGTGATGGCGCAGCAACGTGGCGGGCTGCTGGCCGTAGTTGACGAGATCGTCCTGCCCGGGGCCAGCACCCAGGAAGCCTGTGACGAGTTTCAGGTACGCTACGCAACTCTCGCGGCGGGAATCGTGGTCTACGGCGATGCGTCGGGCAATGCGAGGCAAACCACCGGGCTCAGCGACTACGCGGTTATTCGAGAGTTTTTCCGGCGACAGGGATACAGGAATGCGCGGTTCAAGGTCCCAATGAGTAATCCCAGTGTGCGCGATCGCGTGACGCTGATGAACACCCAACTGAAAGCGGCCGACGGCGTCGTGCGGATGGTAGTGGATCCCCGGTGCCGAGAGCTGATTCGGGATTTCGAAGAAGTGACATTCAAGCCAGAGAGCTCGGTTATCGACAAGGACCGCGATGCCAAGCGGTCGCACCTTTCGGATGCGCTGGGCTATCTGGTGTGGCAGGAGTGCCGCAGGCAGCCGCCGTTCGGGGAGCAGCAGCAGCGGTTGTTTTAACTGAGGGACAAATGGACAAAGGTGTTGCCGAGGTCGTTCGCGAGCATCCGGAGTACCGGTTGAGAAAACCGATGTGGCGGACATATCGCGACTTATATGCGGGCGGCGAGCAACTCAAGGCAAATGCGCCGGAGTACCTGACCCGCCGAAGCCGGGAACCAAACGACGTGTATGCCGAGCGGTTGGGGCGCGCGTTCTACGAGAACTACGCCGGTTCGATCATCGACTGGTACACAGCGACCCTGTTCCGCCGGGAGCCAGTGCTCACCTTCGAAGGCAGGAACGAGAGCGCGAGGGGCTTCTACGGGGGCTTTGTTGGAGACTGCGATTTGCGCGGCACGCACTTCGCCGAGTTCTTTCGAAGCCGCTTTATCGAAGCGCTGGTCTTTGGGCGGAGCCACATATTGATTGACTTTCCAAGAGCGCCAGGGGCCGCCGGGACGCGCGGCGAGGAAGACGCGATTGGGCTGTCGCGAGCTTACCTCCTGCACTACACGCCGGAGGACTTCATTAACTGGAGTTACGACGAGCACGGGAACTACGAATGGGTGGTGTTGCGAAGCGGAGGCCTGAGGAAGCGCAATCCCGAGAACGCCAACTGGACGTTCGAGACGCGCTGGGCTTACTACGACAAAGAGACATTTCGGATTTACAGCGAGAGCCGACCGGCGTCGCCCATGCCGACGTGGTCGTGGATGGACGACACAGGCAGACAGGCCGAGTTGATCGACGCGGGAACGCATGGACTGGCAAAGCTACGGCGCGTCCCGGTGGTGGATTTTACCATTCCCGAAGGGCTCTGGCTCATGAATAAAGCAGCGCTTCTGCAACTGGAGCATTTCAACAAATCGAACGCGCTCTCGTGGGCTTTAACGATGGGATTATTCTCGATGCCAGTGATCTACTCGGAACGCGACTGGAACCAGTTATTCGGAGAATCCTACTATCTGCAGCTTGGCAAAGACGACAAGTTCGGCTGGACCGAACCGCAGGGTCACGTTTTTCAGATCGCAGCGGACAATCTGGCGCGGCTGCAACAGGAGATCTACCGGGTATGTTATACGGCCCAGGCCGGCGGCGATCTGGGGGGGAGCAGCACGCAATCGGGGCTCAGCAAGCAACGCGATTTCGCGGTCACGCAGGAAGTGCTGCGCGCTTATGGCGACGCGACGAAGGACGCGATGAGGCGAGTGCTGACGGCGGTGGAGGCTGCGCGCGAGGACGGACTGCTCATCGACGTATCGGGGATGGACGAGTTCGATATCGGCGACTTCGGAACGGAGCTGGCCGATGCGCGGGAGCTACTGGCGTTGGGCATCGAGTCGCCAACGTTGCGAAAGCAGGTATTCAAGCGACTGGCGCTCAAGTATCTTTGCGACAGCCGGCAGGACATCAAAGATCGCATCGTGCGTGAGATCGAAGAAGCCGGGGCCGCGGAGGCACGGAACGCGGGCTGAACGACAGCCGCGTGGCCCCGTGTCGAGAGGCGGGCTGGGAGCCCGCCGCAGGCTGAAAGCCTGCCCCACAACAACATAACGGCAACAGGAGAGGTGCGCATGAACGAGCAAGAAACGGTCGAGAAGGAAGGCGGGCAGGATTCGCGAGATAACCTGCGAGACATTATCCGGGGCGCCATCGAGGAGTTCGTACGCTCGGAGCAGACGCGCACAGAGCCCGCCTACAAGACCGAACTTATCGACGAACGACGGCGGCGGGAGCAACTCGAGCAGAGAGTGGACGAACTGGCTGCGGAGAACGAACGCAACCGTACAGCCGCGGAGCGCGCGCAGCGCGATTCCCTGCTGCGGGCGGAGCTGCAGCGGCTCGGGGTGAGCAAGGTCGATCTGGCTTTCCGGGCAGTAAAGGACGACGTCCAGCGGACGGCCGACGGGCGCCTGGTAGCGCGCAGCGCGGACGGGGAGGTGCCCCTGCGCGACTATCTTTCACAGTTCGTCAACGAGAATCCGGAGCTGTTGCCGGCGCGAATAGCCGGAGGATCGGGAATGGAACCGATGGCCCGTCCGGCCGTGACGAATAACACCATCGATCTGGAGAGAATTCGTCCGGGAATGAATCCGGATGAGCTGGAGCGGGCACGGCAGGAGGTAGCGCGTCTCGCTTCGCAAACCCTCAAAGGGTTGTAAAAGGACTCGCGGAGTCCTGTAAGCAGAGAAAGAGGAAAAAATGTCAACAACCGCAATCACGCCCACTAACGTAGCCAGCGCCATCGTCAAGCTGGTTGCCGTGGATGCCCTGCCCGCACTTATGGGCAACCTGGTGATGGGCAACCTGGTCAACCGGGACTACGAACCGGCGCTGGCACAGACGGGCGACACGATCAACATTCCGATACCGGCGACGCTGGTGGCAAACAACATTGCAGCCGGCGGCACGGTGCAACCGCAGAACCCGAATCTGGGCAATGCGCAAATCGTGCTGAATACCCACGCGGAGGCAACCTTTCAGATACCGGATGTGACCAAGGTGTTAGCCGTTCCCGACCTGCTGCGGCTGTACATGCAGCCGGCCGTGATCGCGCTGGCAGAGCGAATCGAGTCAGACCTGCTGAATCTCGCTCCCCAGTTCACGGCAAACACGGCGGTGGGCACTCCGGGGACTGCGCTGGTCGAGGAGACGATTGACGCGGCGGAGACCGCTCTGTTTCAGGCCAAGGTACCGGCCAGCGCAACACGATACCTGGTAGTGAGCTCCAACGCTTACTCAGCCCTGCGCCAGATCGCACGTTTCAGCGAGTTTTCCACGGCGGGTGAAGCCGGCCTGCGGGCTCTGATCGACGGCGCAGTAGGCAAGATGAAGGACTTCTTCATCTTGCGCTCGCAGTTTGTTCCGACCAGCGGAAGCGCTCCGGTGATCACCGAGAACCTCGCGTTTACGAAAGATGCGATCGGCCTGGTGATACGCCGGCTGCCGAAGCCGCTGCCGGGCACAGGCGCCGTGGCGGAGTACGCGGAGATGGGCAACTTCGGCATTCGCGTGGTGATGAGCTATCAACCGAACACGCTTGCACAGCAATTTACCGTGGACGTGTTGTATGGGTGCGCGGTGCTGCGGAACGTGTGCGGGGTACAGGTATTTTGCTAGGCAAACCGAAGGGGAGCGCGCCGAGGGTGCGCTTCCTTTCTCAGGAGCACAACCGTGGACGTAATGGGGTTCTATCGAAAAATCCGGCAACTCGAGAAGGAAATCGAGGGCGATCATGCCGTGGTGGTGAGCAACGAGACTCCCGACGGAGGGATCAGCGGGCGAACCGCGAACGTTCCGAAGGCTATTGCGGCGCGAATGGTGGTGGAGGGAAAGGCCAGGCTGGCCACGCCAGAGGAAAGCGCGCAACATCACGCGGAGACGGCGCGCGCAATCGAAGCGGGCAGGAAGCGCGAGCTGCTGGGGAGGGCGCAGGTCCGGCTTCTGTCGGATGGAGACATTGAGGCACTGCGGGGCGCTCTCAAGCCGGCGAAGAACTCCTGAGGGAACGATGGCGCTATTCAACGACGGTCCGATCAATCGAACTGACGAGCTGCTGGCTTTCGACAGCTCCGTACTGGACACCGCCGCACTCGAGGGAGTCGATACAGCGGCGCAGATTGCGAACGCACAGGAAACGATCGGCACCGAAATACTGGCGTTTCTTTTGGACAATGGCCCCACCGATCCGGTGTTTGGGGCTACGTTGCACAACCGGCGCCGCAAGCTGGGCACCAGCGATGTGGTGGTTACTCCGGAGCTGAAGCGATGGCACGCTTTCCAGGCGCTCCATGGGGTGTATCGCGACGCTTACGGGCATGAGTCGAACGACCGGTATGAGTGGAAGTATCAGGAATTCGGCACGCTGGCAAAGGCCGCGAAGACGAAGTATTTGACGGTTGGGATTGGGCTCGCCGCGGATCCCATCGCGCGGGCACCGGTACCGCAGGTAACGACAATAGCGGGGGTTGGGGGGCCCATGAATCTATATTTCGCCGCGTCGCTGGTGAACGGCGCCGGTCAGGAAGGCGCGGCCAGCGATGTCGTTGAAGCCAGCGTGGCGGCTGGAATGCAAGCGGCAGTGTCGCTCGGTGGATTGCCGAGAAACGCGCGCGGCTGGAACGTGTACGCGGGAAGCGGTCCAGCGTTATTAATGCGCCAGAACGGAGCCGTGCTCGAAAACAGCGCCTCATGGACACAACCGGGTTTCATCGTGGCCGGCGATGCGCCCGGGGGCGGCCAGAGGCCGAGCTTCTACGCAGTCCAGAACCGAATCATCCGGAGAGGATAAGAATGGCATTGGCGAGCACCCTGGTAGTGCAGAAGACCGTCGCGCTGCTGAGCGGCGACGGCGGTCTGCCGTCAACGGCGCCGGAGATTGCGTTGATGTCGGGAGTGACGCTGCCGACGATCACGGCGCGGCAGATTGTCGCGCAGAACGTGTCCGCCGACATCGTAGCGCAAAGCAGCAGTCCGCCGTACCCGGTGTTCTACGTGTTTTGCGAACGTCTCAGCAACCCACAACGGGAGAGGTTCCGGGTGTTCTCGGGAGAGGTACTCGTAGCGGTGGAGGCGAGAGTTTCGCAGGACCGACTCGAAGGACTCGAGGATCAGTTGCATGGCTGTGTGGACGCAGTCACGCAAGCGCTCGACGAGAATCGGGGCGACTGGAGCGACGGCGTGTTTTATGCAGGCGGCTACGATGTCGCGTATAACGCAGTCAAGCACGGCGGCCGGAACTTTCTGCAAACCGCCCGAGTGACTTTCACAGCCGCGGTGAGCAGATAGGCAGAGGACGAGCACATGTCATATGTTTCTTCCAGCGAGAACCGCTGTTACGTGGCCATCGAGACGAGTTATGGCGTGGCAGCCACGGTTGGCATCAGCAATCGCATACCGCCGGTCAGTCTGACGGCGACGCAGAAGACGGAGCGGGGCCAACGACGGGACAAGACGGGATCGCGGACCTTCACAGGCGATCCGCCCAATCTTCGGAGGACGGTTCAGTTCGGGTTGCGGACCTATCTGAGTTCGTGGGCGGATCAGACGCAGTTACCAGCGCACGGACCGCTGTTTCAGGCTGCACTCGGCGGGGCACCCCAGGTGAGCGCGGGCGGGGCGTTGTCGTCGTTGTCGGGAACAACGGCGGCGTTTTCGGCAGCGCACGGGCTTTCGGTGGGGCAGGCGGTCTCGTACGGAGGGGAAATCCGGTTTGTTACGGACGTGGTGGATGCGAACACGGTGCAACTGAATGCGCCGTTTTCAAGCGCAGGGGGTGCAGGAGCGGCGACATCGCCAACCGTAACCTACGCGCCGGATACCGAATTGCCGAGCGCGACGATCTACGACTACTGGAGTCCAGCAACAGCCGTACAACGGGTGGTGCCAGGAGTTGCCGTGAATCAGGCGCAGATTATTGCGAACGGCGACTATCAGGAGTTCGAATTCTCCGGCATGGCTGCCGATGTGGTGGACAGCTCCAGCTATCAGGCGGGCCAAGCGGGACTGAGCGCGTTTCCCGGGGAGCCGGCTGCCGCAGCCGGGCTGTACACGGTGGTGCCGGGGCATCTTGGGGAGGTATGGCTGGGGGCCACGGCAACGCAGTTTTTCACGCTGACGGCCGCGCAAGTGACGCTGCAAAATGGGCTGGATATGCGCAATCACGAATTCGGCGCACAACTGCCGCTGGCGATTGCACCGGGAGCGCGGAGCGTGGCGATCGATTTCAGCGTATTCCAGCTGGACGACGCGCAGACGCCGGCGTTATATCAGGCGGCGCGGCAGCGGGCACCCATGAGCGTCATGCTGCAACTGGGCGAGCAGCAGGGACAGCTCTTTGGCGTCTATCTGAAAAGCGTGTCGCTGGAAGTGCCGAGTTTCGACGATTCGGAGACGCGTCTGCAGTGGCGTTTTCAAAGCTGCCGGGCGCAGGGCCTAGTGAATGACGAGGTGTTCGTTGCCTTCGGATGAGACAGTGCACTACGAGAGCAGCATGCGGAAGAGTTCCGCTGCGTTTCCGGGCGTGAGCTATTCGATTCACAGAATGTCATTTGGGCGGCGCAGCGAGTTATTGCATCAGATCAGGCAGGTCGGCGCAAGGATGGAGTATCTGGAAGCGGGAGGTGCGCTCAAAGATCGGATTGAGGCGAGCCTCACCGGCAGCGCGATCGACGCGCTGTATTTCCGATGGGGGCTGCGGGAGGTCGAGGGGTTATCAATCGACGGCGAATCCCCGACGGCCGATCTGCTACTGGAGCGCGGGCCGGAGGATCTGGTGCGGGAAATCCTGGCCTGCATCAAGGCCGAATGCGGGCTAAGCCGGGACGAAGCAAAAAACTGATCGTCGCCTTCCATTTCCAATTTGCGAAGCAGGCCGCGTGGAGGTGCGACGAATGCAGGAAGCTCGGCCTGGAGAAAAGACGGCGCTGCGCATGGGCGGGAAGTGCGGATTCCGAGAGCGAGCGAATTGTGTGGGGGCGGAGGCAGATTGCGGTCACGCGGTGTCCGAAGTCGGTGATCACAGGCGAGAGCATGTATCTGCTGGAGGAGTTCAGCGCGTGGAAGCTGTGTGCGGCCGGATCGCTGCGGACGATGCCGGCGCGGGTGGCGGACGCAATTCTGATACTCGAAAACGAGTTCAGGGCGGAATTGGTTCGGGCGAATCGGGAGAGAGATGGTCAGCCAAACAGACGGTGATCGGGAAATGCAATTGGCCGCCGAGCAGGTGATGAGCGGGGCACCGTGGCAATCCAGCAGCGACAACTCCACGATGGAGAGCCTCACCCAGGCGCTGGTGGAAGCTTTGCAGGAGACGACCGCGAGCGTGAATAATATGACCACCGTGCAGCAAAATCAGACAACATCAGCACCGCAGGGAGTGGAGGGAGTGCTGGAAAGCGTCACTGGAGGAGAGAGCGGCCTCGGAGCGGTAGCTTCGACCGTCAGCGGGATGGCGGGAGGCCTGATGTCGGGCGGCGGGTTTTTCTTATCGCCGATCATCAGCGGCATCATGAGCTTGTTTGGCGGGGGCGGGAACAGCGCGCCACCTCCAATTACACCCTTCACGCTGCCACCTTCGCTGAATGTGGACGCAGTCGGGGGGCAGGCGACGGGAGGGCAACTCGCGGGCGGCGATTTTGGAGCGAACGGGCTGCCACGGGCGCAGACCACGGCGGCCTCGTCGAACGTGACAGTCCAGGTGAACGCGATGGATAGCCGATCGTTTCTGGACAGGAGCACGGATATTGCGTCGGCGGTGCGTCAGGCGATGCTGAGCTCGCATTCGATTAACGACGTGATCTCGGAGCTGTAGGAGATGGCCAGTTTTCCGATATCGCTAAAGACCGGCGCGGTTGCACAATACCCGCTGACGACGCAGGTGCAGTTCGCCACGAATGTAGTGCGCTTCATCGACGGATCGGAGCAACGGTTCCCGGGATATGCGACGCCTTTGCGGCGATGGACGATCCGGCTGGATCTGCTGGACGAGGCGGAGTCGAATGCCATACTCGATTTCTTCCGCGTGCAGAGCGGGGGCGCGGGCGTTTTCAGCTTCACCGACCCCGCGGATGGCACGGTCTATCCGAACTGCTGCTTCGTTTCGGATTCAATTCTGACGTCAATGGATGCAGCGGGCACGTGCGCTGCAGCGATCGTGGTGCAACAGAACAGGAGCTGATCTTGCTGGTGTTTCCTCAGTTGCGGAGCGGGGCTTTAGTGCAGTTGCCGTTGCAGAGAACCGAGAATTACCGGACATTGCGGAACACCCTACCCGATGGCAGCAGCGTGCAGATGGCCGACGACGGTTTCGCGAACGTCGCGTGGGACCTGAAGTTCTCCGGACTTTCGGCGAACGAGGCGCAGGCGTTGCAGAGCCTTTTCGAAAGCGCGGCTGGGCGGCTGAACACCTTCACATTCGTAGATCCGAGCGCAAACCTTCTTTTGTGGAGCACGGATCTGACCCAGGCTGCCTGGAATAAGGACCCGGAGCTTGCGTTGACAACGGTGACCGACGCGTTCGGGGGAGGAACGGGAACGCAGATTGCGAATCAAGGGGCAGCGGCGCAATCCATTCTGCAAACGACGAACGCTCCGCCTTCGCTGCAATATTGCCTCAGCGGGTATTTGCAGAGCGAATCGCCGGTGCCGGTCAGTTTCGTCATTGGCGGCAACGTCGCCGCGACCGTGATCGCCGGAAGCGCGTGGCAGCGATGGGCGGCGGTATCGGGCGGCGGAACGGCGCAACAGGTTGTGTTCGGGTTGGCGATTCCGGCAGGGATGACGGTCCAGGTTTGCGGAATGCAAGCGGAGGCGCAGCCAGCCGCGGGAGCGTACAAGAGCACGACGGATATCGCGGGAGTATATCCGAACAGCAGGTTCGATCAGGATTCAATGAACATGGTTACGAGCGAAGCCGGCGTGTTCGCGTGCAGCCTGCGAGTCTTCAGTCAACTTTGAACAGGCGGCCAATCGCTCCCTCTGGTCGCGGCTCAGCAACTACAATAAATGTCCAGCACAAGCGTTTACCTACTGAAGGAGCAGGAGTGCCCCGGGACGGCGCTGTTCCTTTTCGATTGCACGTGGCCGAGCGGCGACGCGCAACACCTGAGTACACATGCGGTCTCGTGGAATGGGAACACTTACTCGGCGCGCGTGCTCGATCATAACGCCTTCGAATTCCAGAACGGCACCGACGACGTGGTGGGGAGCTCGGCAACTCTGCGAGTGCTGCTTGCCGACGCCGATGCGCTGATGTCGGAGGTGGATCAGACCATCGGGTGGAGGGGCGCGCAAGTCGTTGTCACCTTTCTGTTCTTCGACCTCACGGCGGGCGCCGCAACATCTGACGGCATCGTCGTGTTTCGGGGGATTGCCAACCCGGCGGACGAGGCTACCGAGAGCACCCTGCAACTCAGCTTTGTCAATCGCCTGAATCTGCAGCGCTCCTACCTGCCGGCGGTGCGAATCCAACGTAATTGTCCATGGGCCTTTCCGTCAACACCCGCACAAATGCAGGAAGCGGTCAGCGGCGGCAGCTCAGGCGTTTGGTCGCCGTTTTACGCCTGCGGCTACTCGGCCGGCCTGATAGGCGGAGCCGGGAACCTCAACGGGTCCACACCGTTCACGGATTGCGATTACAGCAGAGCAGCCTGTCAGCAGCGTGGCATGTTCAGCCAGGACAGCAGCGGACAGACGACCAGGCGGTTCGGGGGACTCGAGTTCCTGCCGCCGTCGATCATGGTGCGGAGTTATGGCGAGCGCGGCCAGCACTCGTCGCCGGTCATCGACAATCTGGCGGTGTACAACAACTTCGTGCCGCTGGTTTATGGGACGGGTTGGTTTCAGCCGCCCATCGTGTTCGCACGAAACGACGGCAACCTCACGCGGATGGAGGTGCTGCTTAGCTCGGGTGTCATCGACGGGGTATCCACGGTGATCGTCAACGATGTGGAGATTCCGGCCGGTCTGGCAAACACGAACATGACGGGCACGGGCTGGTATTCCGTTGTCAGCACGGGGACGCGAGATGGCGCCTTCGACCTGAATTTCTGCGACAGCGCGGGAAATCCGCTGGGCGACCCATATGGCAGCATGGCGTATCTTTCGGTGGTGGTGCCAAACAGCATCTGCAACCTGCAGACACTGCCGGAAGTGGATGTGCTGATGAACGGGTTGCTCGTTTCCCAATACGATACGACCGGCGCACTGATTGGAACAACGTTCAGCAACAATCCCGCATGGGTACTGCTGGACGTGCTTCAGCGCGCGGGGTGGGCGCCGGCGGAGATTAATGTCCCATCTTTTGCGACCGCCGCTCAGGGGTGCGATCAGCTCATCTCAGCCACGGATCTCAACGGGAACCCGACACTGCTCCCGCGGTATCAGTGCAATCTGATCGTCACATGGCGGCGCAGTGTTGGCGATCTGGTACGGGGGATCAGCAATGCCGCGAGCATTTTGCTGACGATGGGGGATGACGGATTGCTCGAGGCGACGATGCTGAGCACCATCGCATCGCAGCAGAGCACGCAGCCGCCGGGCAGTAACTCGACGGGAGTGCTGAACAACGGCTGGCCGGCGTACGAGTTCGGAGACACTGTTTTTTCCGGCATCGCGCGGCGATCAGATGGAAGTATCAGTCTGAAAGTGTCGTCGCAGCCGCTGGCGGATGCGCCGAACCGATTCACGGTCGAGTTTCAGGACGAATTCAACGAATATCAGCAGGACAGCCTTTCGTTATCCGATCTGGACGACGTACTACTCACCAGCACGGAACTCACGGTAACACTACAGGCGCTGGGCATTCCCAATTTCAATCAGGCGGCGCGCGTGCTGGCGCGAGAACTCAACAAATCCGTTAATGGAAATATCTATGTGGAGTTCGAAACCAGCGTACGGGCGGCGGGTCTGAAGCCGGGTCACATTATCACGCTCACTTATGCGAGGGAAGGATGGAACAGGCAGCCGTTCCGGATTACTTCGATCGCGCCTGGAGTCAATTATCGGACGGCGGTTATTTCGGCACAAATTCACGACGATGAGTGGTACAGCGACACGGCAACCGTGACGCAGCCGGCGGGCAGAAGGCAGGCGGGGACGGGCAGCGGGATACCCGGTCCGTTGATGGGCACGGTGGTGAACGCGGACGGGTGCACCAGTTTTGGGGTCACCGAGCTGCAGCAGGAGCAGAGCGACGGCACGGTATCGACGCTGCTCACGGTTGCTTTTGTCGCACCGAGAAAGCCGACGGCGTCGGCGGCGGCGATCCCCCTGGTCAGCCTCTCCGCGCTTGTGAATCCCGCACAGGGCAGCTTGCCCGGCGGGAGCGCGTATTACTACGGTGTCAGCGCGCTCGATGCCAACGGCGGCGAGACGGCATTGTCGTTCACGGTGACGGCGACGATTCCCGCCGGAAGCAACACCAATACGGTCACGCTGCAGGGGCTCAGTTTCTCCGCGGGGACCGCGAGCTTCAACGTGTATCGGGGCAGCGCGCCGCAGGCTTTGTGCCTGATCGCCGCGGCGGCGCCACTTGCCGCCAGCTTCGCCGATTCCGGATTGCCGGGGACATCAACTCCTCCACCCGATCAGAACTACGATCACGCGAATTTCTACTGGCGCATGGAAGAACAGCCGGAGGTCACGGCAGATCAATTCTCGGCGACGACTATCGGCAATTCGACTTTGGAGATGCCGGTAAACGGGTACACGGGTTTGTTGGTGCGGATCTTCGCTGGAACGGGGTCGGGGCAGGAACCGAGCATTGCGTCGAACACAGCGCAGGTGATCACCACCGCATCGCCGTGGGCAACTGTCCCCGATGCGACGAGCGTGTTCGCCGTCGCTCAGCCGGGATGGTCGCTGGGCGGCACCACCACTTCGAATCAGATTCAGTTTCAGGTTCCGACACAACCGGGGAGCACGGTGGAGATTTGCGGACGGTCGGCCAATGTGTACAACCAGGAATGCGCTTATGCGACTTCGCTGGTCACGCGGTGGCAGATTGGGGTGGGCGGAGGCAATCTGACGGACTCGGACGTCCCGCCGGCGCCCACGTATGCGTTGAACGCGAGCGGAAACGGAAGCGTGGATGTTTCGGAGATCAGCTTCAGCACGCTTGCGGATACGGCGACGATCACATCGGCCACGCTGACGCTTTTCTACTGGAGCGAGCTGAGCGGCGCCACGACCACGCTGGCGGCGGACCTGGACGCGAGCTCGGGGACATGCACACCTGCCGCAGGAGCGGCATTCAATCTGGACGACGTTCTGCAGATCGATGGCGAGCTGCTGCTGGTATCGCAAGCACCCGACAGCGATGGCACGTTAACGGTGGATCGCGGGGTGCTCAGTTCGCCGGCGGGCGCGCACACGAACGGAACTACGATCTACATTCTGGCGAGGCGCACGTGCGTCCTGCCGTTCCCGGAGCAGTTCTTTGGAAGTCCGGCAAGCGCGGCTTACTCATACAACATCAGCATCCCGGATGTGCGCGTTGCCGCGGCGGAGCTGGGGATGACCAACCGGATCGGCGCCGGTCCGGTGCAAAGCAATTGCTTCACGAGCGCTCCCGACAAGGGGCTGCGGACTCTGTCGGGCGGACAAATCTGTTTTCAGGTCACGGGCGCGGTGGCGATCCAGAACGATGCGGCGCCGAAAGTGACGGTTGATCAGACGCGTTCCATCGGCAGCGTGTTCGCGACGTTGAACGTGGCGCCTTCGGGCGGCGCGATTACGGTGGCGGTCACGCAGAACGAAACCTCAATCTGCAGCGTGACAATTCCGGATGGCGGCACATCCTCGAACACGGTGGACGGTTTCAGCCTCGGCCTGCTGACGGAGAGCGCGACGCTGAACATCAACGTGCTGGCCGTGCCTTCGGGGACCAATGCCATGCCCGGGCAGGACCTGACAGTCACCA